GTTTCGCCAACTGCGGTAACGGATACACCTTTGTACACAGTCAACAGACGCAAAGCCTGAGTAGTGGTGATACCTTGGGGATGCGACGATACTGTCGTTGCTGGGCCTGGATTTGCCATGATATTAGTCCTTTCTTAATTAAGCTGCAATACGGCAGGCCAACTCAGGATAGAGAGGCGCCCAGCCATACAAGACATCAAGACGGGTCGGAATTGAGTCGTTATTGATGGTGTACTGACGCACAACACGCATAGACAGACCGATTTCCTTATCGCTTGCACGACCAGCAAAGTGAACGCCATCAGGCAATTCCAAGTCAGCGACTGCAAGCGTGAACGCATTGCGGTGCATCATAATGTTTTGCGGGGAGGCCACGCCGGTGTTGTTAAACGCCGTAATGTTTTGCGAACCGCTAGAAGTAACGCTAACGTTTTGGAATTGACCAGCAGTAATAACTGCGGGAGAAATCGTTACGTTAGTAGCGCCAGTGCCGACAGTCGTGGTGGACAGAACTACGAAATTACGCAGCTTGCCATACGATTGACGATTCTGTGGGTTGACAGCGTACACACCAGGAATGGTGAAAGTATCGCCAGCATTCAGAGTTGATGCTGCCGAACCAGTCATAGACACGGTGCTGCTGTAAGCCCAACCAGACGACAGGAAGCCAGTAGCCGTTGTTACGTTGATAGCAATGGTGTTTGCGCTCCACGAACCAAAGGTTTGGCTTACAACGTTCTGGTCTAGTTTCCAGTTAACGCCAGCGGAATCACGACCCATCAAGCCCTTGCGATACTGCTCGCCGATAGCTTCTTGGGGTACAAATAGACCCTTGAGGCTGTCAACAATAGTTGCAGAGGTGAACGGCTCAATAATCACCGAACGGCGACCATCACGGGGAGCACCCTCGCTATCAAGGTAAGCGCCAGCGGTTAGATAAGTAATCAAACCAGTGGGAGGCGTACCAGCAGTACCGACGATATTGGCGGTATTGCCGTTAGCCATAACCATACCATCGCGGTCAATCTTATTGGCGATTGCAGCGACAGCGGGCTTTAGCACACGGTCAGAGAACATATCCAGCGACAGAGCCAAGTCCTGAGTGGTGAACTGGGTATCAACGTGGAACTGAGTCGACAGGGTAACAGGCACGCTTGTTTCGTTGAAATCTTCAACGTTCAAGGCAGGGCCGGTAGTACCAATGAAACGACCAGGTTTACGGACATTGACTGTGTTACCAATCTTTGCACCTACAACGGCGAACTGGTCATCATAGTTGCGATCAACTTCCGAAGTGAACGTAAGTTCATTCTCCAAGACCATCAGCGCTTCGTTGGTGATCTTGGAAATAGTTAGCAAATTATTTGCCATGATTTTTCCTTAAAAATAAAAACTATCGAATTCGACCAGCCTTACGCGCTGCCTTCCAAGCCTGATAGCTGCCATGAAATTGACCATCTGAGCCAATCTCAACATCTGCCTTGCCGCCAGCATTCCGAATAGGGCTAATCGGTGGTGGTGCTTTACTTTTACCAACAGGATTACTCGGCTTAGTCTCAGGTTGCTTCTCAAACCTAGCCTCCAGCTTCCCAATCTCGCGTAGCGCAGCGTTTGGCGACATTGAGGCGATCTTTTGTGCAAGTTCGTCCTCTTTGGCTAAGTGATACAGGATTTGTGGGCCTACGTCACTCTCCAAGATAGCATCTCTAATAGGGTCGCTTACCGCAACTCCACTTGAGGCCACCATGTCATCGAAATCTGGTATCTCTGCCTTCGCTGCTGCAACCTTTTGCGCCCAACTAGAAATTACTTTCTGTTGCGCTTCGTCTGCCCTGCGCTGCAAATCTTCCTTATCTCGCCTTACCAATGCTTGCTCTGCCGACCAATCTGCTAATGCCTCTGCATATTCAAAAGCATCAGTAAATTGACTCGGCTGAGGCTTTTCGTCAGTAGATTTAACCTGTGTAGGTTGCGCCTGCTGCCTTAAAGCCGCTAACTCGGATTCCAGCTTTTGCCTTGCTTCGCGTTCCTGCGCCGCTTCTTGACGGGCCTGTTCGCGCTGCTTAGTTATCTCTGAAAACCGCTTTTCGAGTTTCGGATTCTGTTTCCGTTCCTCTGTCGGTTTCGCTTCCTTTTCTGCTCCTGATTCACTCCGTTCCTCGCTTTCTACCGGCTCTGAAGGAGAATCCTCAACTTCAGCCTCGGCGGGCGCTTGATCGGCTAAACCCATTCGGTTTGCATAAAATTCCGCTGCATTCTCGCTAGTCAGTACTTGACTGGCTTCTTTTTCACTTGACATGAGTTTCCTCAAGATTTTTACCCAGTTAAAACCTAACTGGTAAGGTTGTGTGGTTTATACCACAAATCTATATTGCCCGTTCAGTTGTTTCCAAAGATGCTGCATGAGCCGCTGCCTTATCCAAATTTGCCAACATTAAGGCAATTTCAGCTTTCATGCGCTCAATATCCATTTGGGTTTGAGTTTTTAGCACTGTGTCGTGGGCCTGCGCTTCCACCTTCATTTCCATTTCGCGGTGGCGTTCAGCGTTTGTAAGTTCAAGTTCGTGGGCGCGATTGGTTTCTTTAATCAATACCCGCTTGGTTTCTGCGTCCTGCTTGACCTGTTCAATGTCCTGGCGTTGCTTAATCATCATTTGCATTTGCTGCATTTGCTGCTGCATTTGCTGCATTTGTGCTTGATTTTGCTTCAATTGCATCTGAACTTGAGGCGGTACAGGCGATTTATCGTCAATCTGCGCCAATGGGTTAGATGCCGCCAAACGGTCGGCAATGACATCCGCGCCAGGGAAGTCCATATTCCTAAACACCAAGTCGCCAGCAATCTTGAACAATTCGGGGTTGCCGGTTACCAATGGCATCATGGCCTCTACCGCAGCCTCGCGCTTGGAGTTAAAGCCTGGGCCGGTTTCCATAACTACATCATATTGGCCTACGGTCATGTCGTGCAAAACCTTAAACACGCCCGATTCGTCCTGCTTGGCTTCGTTAATCGTAACCAAATCAGGCTTTCCATCATCCCCAATAATCCGCATTACCCGCTGCGAATCGTAAATATGAGGGATAAGGTCTAGGATAATCTTACCCGTGTGGGCAATAGATTTTGTCAGGTTGTCGTAAAAATCAAAGTTAGTCAGGTCAACTTGTTGTTGTTGACCGTTCAAAGCCTTGCCCGAAATATTGCCTGGCAATTGCTGTGACGGGTCGTAAATACCCATCAATGTGGCTATATCTTGGTTTATTCCCGCTGCCGCAGCCATGACTCCCGCAGGCGGTGGCTCTGGTTGTAAGCGTTGAGGCGGTGGCGCAATCTGCCCATCAATGTCCGTCTGCTTATAGCGAAGTAATGGGAAAGACTTAACGTTAGCCGCTGCCCATTCGCTTTCGTGGCCTTCGTCTTGGCCTTCAGCCATAAGCCATTTAGCCTTGGGCGCAAGCGCAACAGACTCCGTAATGGTAGTCTGCCAAAAGTTATACATCCGCTGGGCATCTTTAGCATGACGAACCATCCCAAATTTGTGCCGTTTGTCGCCGATAACAACGTGCCGCCCGTAAACAGGAACAACGGGAATGTAAATGCCAGGCCAATCCCGTTCTTCTATAACTTCAATAGCGGTTAGCTTTTTCCACTTTATCGTGCGCTTAAACGATTGCCGTTCGCTAACAATTTCAAGGCCAGAGGCGGCTAGGCGCTCTTTAAAGTCCTTGCCCTCGGCAAACATGGATTTACCGTTAGACAATTGATAAAGGGTCGCCGATTCCCGCTTAACGTAGAAATACTCGGCAATCCGAATATCCTCTTTGGTAATCCATTCCGATTGACTATCGCCTGTTCCGCGCTGGGTAAATGATGTTCCATCATCATTGTTAGGGTACAACTTGCGGAATTTAGCCTTGCTCATCATTGTGGTGATAAGGCAACGCTCTGCGTCCGACCCGTCTACACGCTCTGAATTAGGGTCAAAATAGACTGTAAATGGGTTAGGAATCGTGTCGATGTAGATTTCCTGATCGAACGAATCTTCCTTAACGTAATTTGTGGTTACGCGCCAGAAACCCCATCCCATCCTTACCGCATGGTCAAACGCCGTATCGTAGGCGGTATCCGCATTGCTATTGACCTCAATGTGCCTGCAAATCCCTTCAATGACTTGGGCGGTCTTTACGTCCGCTTCATTGTTTGTCGGGTGAACCCTAATTCTGGGTCGCTGCTGGCGCTGCTGATTACTTACTTGGCGGCAATATCCGTCTAGCTTGTTAATAGTCAGGACGGGACGTGATTCTAGGTTGCGGGAGTTTTGCAGTTCAACGGGCCATTGGTCGCCATTGACAAACTTCAAATCCTCCAGCCCCTCTTGGCGGTTCATGGTGTCTGCATCATTGCAGAGTTTGAGGAAGTC